AATACTTTATGCACAGGATTCAAAGATCTAATGGTAGCTTCCAGAAGGGTGTCGAGGTTCATGACACTATGGATTCTGCTATCCTTGCGTTCTGGGGAAGAATGAAGTTTGGTTATGGCAGAACAGACAATGATTATGTTTCCTGCAAAATCACTGATGAAAACGGGAATGTTGTCATGCCGTATAACATGACCTGGAAACAGGAATCTGAACAGGAAGAGAACAAGTACTTCCTTCATCACGTTTATCTTGATGGCAAAACGTATAGCAAGGACATCGATGTACTTGATTCTGTCGATGATGCTTATGGCAATTTTGCCGCCATGATGGAATACGGATACAATAATCCGGTTCATCCGAATGTTTCTTTCGTCTCATGCTTCATCACTGATCTGCTTTCCGGTGGAATGATCATGATGGAAGCGACCTGGAAGAAACCGAATGAACCGGAACCAGAACCCGAACCCGCAGAGTGATTACGCATACACCCTGCTATGCTCCATCTGGAGACGACTGGTATCCATCTTGGCATAGATCAGGGTCGTTTCCGGTTTGGCGTGACCCATGAGCGCCTGGAGGTCTTCGAGAGATAGCCCACCATTCAGACCGGACGTAGCAAACGTATGACGGAGTTTATGCGGGAACGCCTGAAGATCTGTCCGCGATGCGATGTTTTTGATCTCGATTTCGACCGCTCTTTTACCGAGTCTCTTATGTGGGTTACGGATCGTAACGAACAGCGCCTCGTTGTCATCGGTGCGAGATTTGAGATATTCCTGCAAAGATACTTCCGCTTCAGCGTTGAAGAACACAGTCCTGCGCTTATCCCCTTTGCCATGGTGGATCACGACGGAGCGCTTGACCCAGTCGATGTCCTGCTTGTTGATGGCTGAGAACTCGCTGACCCGGACGCCGGTGGAGAAAAGGAAATCGACCATCGCCTTTTCGCGCAGCGTCCGGCAGTTCCAGCGCAGAACCTCCAGCTCGTAGGACGTAAACGGCTCGCGTTCCTTTTCCTGATATTTGATCTTCTCAACCGTCGAGCATGGATTCCGGAGAAGGTACTCGTTATTGACGCACCACTGGAAGAACGAATTCAGGACCCTGCGCATTCCGTCCATGTACGCATCGGACGCATTGCGCTGATCCTTGTAATAGTACAGATAAAGGCGGATGTCGTTGGAACGGATATCCTGGAACGGTTTCTGCACCTTTGTGAAAAAGTCTTCGAGCCGGAGCTTGTAGATATACAGCGTTCCTTTACTGAGATTCTCGACAGCCTTGCTGGCGATGAAAAACTTCACAATCTCCGGGATTCCATTGAGATGAATCAGATCGACCGGCTTTCTGGAGATGTCGTACCCTGTCAGCGTTGAGTCGAAGGCTGCGAGAACATTCATTAGCTGGGTCTGCGGGATCTGGTCAAACAGTTTCGTTACAAGTTCGTTGCGGAAGGATTCGGAATTATCAGGCACAAAAAACACATCCTTTCTTGAATTGGGCGAAAGGATGTGATAATATCATCTATGGACGATGTGCCTATCTCACATCTTCCGCCGGAGCGAATGCGGGTACCAGCCGCAGACGCTCTTTTTTCGTATTCAGTTTACAATTTATTATAGCACACGAAGGCTCTGAAAGCAAGGAAAATCAACGTTTTCAGGCCTTTTTCGTTGCGAGGAGGATAGCGGAATTGACCTGGGTTGGATGGGCGATCATCGGCTGCTATCTTGTGCTGACGGTGACGGAGTTCCTGCTGATCATGCGGGACTGGTGGATGCCGAAAATCAAAAGAAAGGGGAGAAAACGATGAACACGGATGAATTTGTCGCGGCACTGGTGAAGAAACAAAAAGAGCAGGGGATAGATCCGCAGCAGATCGTATGGAACGCGGCACTGGCCTGCGTGGGCTGGCCGTATGTGTTCGGCGCTCGTGGGGACTGGTGCGATCCGGAGAACCGACGGGCCAGGTATCGGGACGATCATCCGACGATCAGGACGAGCTGCAAGGCGTTCGGCGGAGGGGCCTGCGACGGATGCAAATGGTATCCCGGAGGAAAGCGAGTGCGGTGCTTTGACTGCCGGGGGTTCACGTACTATCTGCTGAAACAGGTGTACGGATGGACGCTGCAAGGCGCCGGCGCCACCAGCCAGTGGAATAACGCGGCCAACTGGCGGGCGAAGGGGGAGATCTCCACCGTGCCAGAGGACACGCTGGTCTGCCTGTTCGTGCAGAATGGCGCGAAGATGGAGCACACGGGCTTCGGCTTCCGGGACCAGACGGTGGAATGTTCCGTCAACGTTCAGCATTTCGACAAGCGCAATCGAAAATGGACCCACTGGGGAATCCCTGCCTGCGTCGGTGAGCCTGTGCCGCAGCCGGATCCGCAGCCGACACCTGATCCAGGGACCGAAAAGCCGACATTGCGAAAAGGATCCTCCGGGCCTTATGTGACTCTGCTGCAGACAAAGCTGATCCAGCAGGGGTACGCACTGGAGCGATACGGAGCTGACGGCAAATATGGAGATGAAACCGTGGCGGCCGTGAAGGCCTTCCAGCATGATCATCCGCCGCTTGTCGCTGACGGGATCTGCGGACCGAAGACATGGGAAGCCATCGACAACGGGGAAGCTCCGGTGCTTTACACTGTGACAATTCCAAACCTGGCAAAACACCATGCGGAGGCGCTGGTCGGAAACTATACCGGCGCGACGATGGTTCCGGAAGGGGGAAACAAGTAATGGACCTTTCTCAAATCCTCAGCGTCTGCGGGGTGTCCGGGATCATTTCCGGCCTCGTAGGCGTACTGATCGCGGTGTTTCTGAAGCGCCCACTGGAAAAGCGGGTAAAGGACAGTGAGGACGCCAGCGCACGGGTGGAGGCACAAAACAAGGCTACCATGCTGGGCGTCCAGGCACTGCTGCGGGACCGTCTCCTGCAGGCGTTCAGTCACTACCTTGCCCGCGGATGGATTAACGCCAGCGAACGGGACAACATCGACAACATGTATGTACAGTATGAAAGCCTGGGAGAAAACAACGTGATCAGCGACATATACAACCAAGTGCGCGCGCTGCCATCAATTCCGCCGGAAGCTCAGCCGATGGCAGCCCACGCTGTACAGTAAGAAGGAGGATATGATCATGAAGCTTAGCAATCGGATGTATGACGTTCTGAAGTTCATCGCACAGATCCTGCTGCCGGCGGTGGGTACGCTGTATTTCGCCCTGGCGAGGATCTGGAATCTTCCCCTGGCGGAAGAGATTGTCGGAACCATCACGGCGATCGATGCCTTCCTGGGCGCTCTGCTGGGCATCAGCTCTATGAATTACAATGGAGACGCTGAGCTGCAGCCTCCTGATAATGCCTGATAAGGCCGCGATAAAATGTTATACTACCGAGCTACTACCGAACAAAATGGCTGTAATCGTTGAAAATCAATGATTCTGCCATGACTACGAATCAAAAGGTCGTGGGTTCGAATCCCGCCGGGCTCACCAAGGAAAAGGCCCCAGAAGCTAAGAAAATCAAAGCTTCTGGGGCTTTTTCTATTTCTTACGATTTGATGAACAATACCCACAAATATGTGACAATCCTGTTCTACTACCGAGCTACTACCGAGTGAAAAATGGCTGAAAAAAGCGAGGGTAGCGGTTTTGACTGGTGGTCAAAGTGGCTACCCTCAAGCGTTTTTCGTTACTGTATGGAATCAACAACGGCAGCGAGTTCGTCCAGGTTGGTTGACTGGTATTTCGTTTGTGTGAATGTATAATCGCTGTGTCCCATCAGGGCGGCCTTGTCGATATCATCGCCGGCGGCCTTCTTCAGCATGTTCGAGAAGGTATGCCGTGCCGCATACGGAACCTTGCCGTCTGCGATGCCAAGATCCGCGCATATGGGCTTGAAAACGGATTCCCTGAAATAGTTATCGGTCATCTGCTTGAAGCCCTGGAAAAGCGGCACAGGCGCCTTTTTAGACGGCCTCGAAAATGTGTACTGCGGGAACACCAGATCCGTCCCGGGAACATAGAGGCGGGCGCGAATGATGTTCTCGATCTTCTGATGGACCGGCACGGTGCGGTTTCGCCCGGCGTCCGTCTTTTTGCCTTCGATCAGAAAAAGCCGGCCGTTGTGTTCAATGACCTGATCCTTTCGGATCTCCAGCATTTCGCCGGGACGGTAACCGAGATAACACAGGCAGTAGATATATTCCGCGTATCGTGCTGCCCCGATCGCCTGCCGGATCTGCTCCACCTCCAGATCCGTGAGCGCTTCACGTTTCTGGGATTTACCCTTTCCGGTGAAAAGCGTTTCCGACTCGACCTGGGTGACAATATGCTTTGATTTCGCATATTTCCAGAGCAGCCCGGCAACCACCTTCATGTTCTGGTGGGTTCGCTTTCCCTTGTCGCATGTGTCCAGGCAGTTCTGCAGATCACCGGCTGATATGTTTACGATCGGCCACTGATGCAGCGACTGAAAATATTTGAACGCGGCGCGATATCCTGCCATAGTGGACGGATCCACGCGGGGAGAATACCACGGTTCCCAGGCGTCATAGATCTGCTGCAGCGTCAGGGAAAAGTCGGGGCCGTTCTGGTCGGCCTTCAGCTGCTGGCAATAGAGCAGTGCATCCTCTTTGCGCTTAAACCCGCTTTTGGTTCGTTTGATCGGCACGCGCTGGCAATGCTTATTCGGGTCATCCGCGGAAAGCGGCGGCAGCGGCTTGTATCCGTCAATGACCTGGGCAACCCAACAGCGACGTGCAGTATCATAATACGCGCAGCCGGTCCCGTTGCCGCGTGTTTTTGTTCTTCGTTTTTTTGTTTGTTGTAGCTTCTTCCCGCACTGGTTGCAGAACACGGAGCCGTCCGGCGGTGTGGCTTTGCATTTCGGGCAGATCATAACAGCACCCCCTATTCTGTTCATATACTATATTAAACTTACAAATCCAACAGTTTACGAACAGCCGAGCGAATGCTCTCATCTGCCTTTCTCCATTGGAGGATCAGATCATTTTCTTCTCCAACTGGTGAAACATTGCTGATTGTTTTGTGCGGTTCGTCTCCAGTCATCAACCAGCCAGGATCAACATTCAGCGCCCGAGCAAGACGATAAACTTTGTCCTGCTTTCCAACGTACTTTCCATTGATGTAATTACTGATATCCGCCTTGCCGACGCCACTGCGCTCAGACAATTCGCTGGCAGTTAATCCGCTTTCCGCTAGTGCCTTTTGTAAACGATACTGAAATTCGTTGAACTCGTTAGTCATCGTCATCCCTCCAGGCGTAAGGATATCATAGATCACGCATAAATTCAAGAAATCAAAAATAAAATTTTAAGAAAACTAAATTTAGTTATTGACTTTCATAATCCAGCTGTGATATCATTGCTTGTGTTGAGAATTCTCAACAGTAATTATCGGGAGGTGATCTTGTTGGAACGTGTACTTTTTGACTATTCCAAACTGAAGGGCAGAATTGTGGAAAAGTGTGGATCTCAGAAAAGCTTTGCAGACCTATTGAGGATCTCAGAAGCTACAATGACGTCCAAACTATCTGGCGCTACATACTTCAGCCAGAGTGAAATCAGTCGCGCAATGTCGATCCTCGATTTGGAACCTGGAACCGTCACTGAGTATTTTTTTACGCCAAAAGTTTAGAAATCTAAACCAAGCAGAGAGGAGAACCACCATGAAAAGACGGATCGCATTCATCGCCCTGGTCATCATCTTGTTCTGCACCACCTACGGGATCGCCAGCAGCGCGCTCCAGGCTGACGCCGATCATCAGCGGTATCCGGTTTGGGTTCTCTGTCTGGATGGCTACGTCAACGCACGGTACGTTCCGCAAAAGCACGGTGACGTGATCGGGTTCCTGGACGCCGGGGACAAGCTGGAGACGGACGGCACGATCAAGAACGGCTTCGTCAAGGTCTACGGCGGATTTGAGTCGGAATATGCGTGGGTTCACTGCCAGTATCTGACGGGCGAGGAACCGGAATGGCTCGACGTTGACGGCATGATCGTGTCTGACGGCCGCGTCGCTGCCCGGAACGCCATTGACGGCCAGCGCAAGGCCTGGGTCGTGAACGGATCACCGGTGCATGTGTACTGGATGACGGACACCTGGGCGACCACAAACAAGGGTTTTATTCAAAGCCAATATATCTACATGGGAGAGAGGTGAAAACAATGTATTCTTTCGGCAGTTACAAAAGCGTCTTCATCGGTGAAGATCTGGTCCCGATCATCATGCAGACACTGTTTCAGGAATCCTGCGGTATGGATCTGTATAGCGGAGTCTCACCAAATGATGCCAGGCTGATCATCAGCGCCTACAACCAGGGCTTGCGCGACATGGCGGAGGGGATCCTGAACGCGCTGGATCTGAAGTATGGGAATCACGCGGAGGATGAGGAGGCGAAGGACAATGACGATTGATGAGATCCGCGCCACCGATAAGCCGATGCTGAAAATGACGGATATCGCTCCGGTGATCGGAACCCATCCCAGCAGGCTGCTGGCGTATGCCAGAGACGGGCAGCTGGCCGCGCTGATCGGCGGGGGCGTGTTCATCTCCGGCAGAACTGCAAAGATCAGCCGGGATGCGTTCCTCAGATGGTACGAAGGGCGGCAGAACGATGAGTGAGGCATTCAAGGTGAACCCTGTGTGCGCCACATGCGGGAAAGAATTCTTCATGCTCTACCCGGATCTGTGGGTGTACAAGCGCCAAAGTAAGACGTTCTGCTCGTGGCGATGTCTGCGAGCATACGACGAGAAAATGAAAGGAGAGGACAAAACCAACATGGCCAAACTGAGCGAGAGAAGCCGGGAGGCGGTCAACGTCGCGCTTGCCGGCGGAGATCCGAAGAAGTATCTGGAGGATCACGGCAGCAAGAACCCCGGCGCGGCGTGGTATTCCATCACACATCAGCTGAAGGAGGAGGAACCGGAGACATATCAGAAGCTGAAAAGCCCGAAAACGTTCACCGAAGGCGAGGAAGTCGCCCATCAGGTCGAGCATCCGGAAGCGCACACCACGCTGATCGACGCGGACGATGAGAGCATCACGGTGGAAACGATCCGGAAGCCGTTGGCGTACGACGGAATGACGGTCACGGCAGTTATGGGCAAATACGGCCGGTACAGCCTGGACAGCATGACAACGCGGGGGAAGACTTACCTGGATTATACCAGCCAGGACGGCGACGAGCTGAGCATGACGGTGGAGCAGTGGCGGGCGTTCCTGGCGGAACTGAAGCACGCCGGGGAGATCCTGGGGGTGGAGCTGTGAGCCAGATCAAACCGCTTGGATCAGGTGCGCCGATCTGGGAACACGATTCCAGCGACTACCCGGACATCCTGAAAATGCCAATGGAAGACGGACACGTGATCACCTACCGGCGGGAGATCAAGCAGCCGCATCCCAAGTGTCTCAAGGCGATGGAGTCGATCAGGAACCTGAACGGCTATACGTACGGAATCTATGATGGAAAGCACAGAAAAAAGACCGGCGACGCTGGAACGTCAACCGGCCATACACAGAAATAACCATGGAGATTATAGCATGGAAGGAGAGAAAAGGAAATGGATCTGAAAGATCTTCATTATGATGAGATCCCATATGTAAACAAATCCACGCTGTGGGAAATGCGGAAATCTCCGCTGCACTACTGGCATCTGATGCACGACACACCGAAGGAAGATACTGCTGCTATGAAGTTCGGCAGAGCAGCCCATGCTCGACTGCTGACCCCTCACTCGTTCGCCGATTCCTATGCTGTCGCTCCGGAATGCGACCGGCGCACGAAGGAAGGAAAAGCGATATGGGCAGAGCTGACGGAATCCGGAAAGGAAATCATCAGTGCCCAGGACATGGACAAAATCCTTGCCATGGAAAAAGAGTTTGACGCAGTCCGGAAGCTGTTCATGTGGAACGAGGAATACCAGACAGAAAAGACGCTGACATGGACAGACAGTGAAACCGGCATCAACTGCAAAGGCCGGCTGGATGTAATCATGCCGGACGTGATCATTGATTACAAGACCACAGGCAATGCTGCCACAGATGCGTTTATGCGCGAAGCGCTGCGGTACGGATACGACCTGCAGGCAGCAATGTACATGGATGCAGCCAGGGCGAACGGATACAATCCGAAGGCGTTTATCTTCATCGCTCAGGAAAAGGACGCGCCGCACCTGATCAACATCCTGAACGCGGGGGACGCGTTCCTGGACCGCGGTGCATGGATCATGCGGGATCTGCTGGCAACATATAAGCAGTGTCGCGACACAAACACCTGGCCGGGATACGGCCGAAACGAACTGGTTCTGCCAGAATGGGAGGTGATCGGAGATGAGTGAAACCCACTGGAAGAAACTGACGAATCCAAACTACCTGGGTGCTTACGCATTTAACTCCGGAGAAGAAAAAATTGTCACGATCGACTATGTCGCCCAGGAAGAAATCGTCGGGGCCGATGGCCGATCCGACAAATGCATCGTGGCCCATCTTATCGATGAAAAGCCGCTGATCCTGAACAAAACCAACTGCAAGGCCATCACGAAGCTGCTGGGAACGCCCTACATCGAAGAATGGGCTGGGGCGCGGATCGTGCTTCAGGTGCAGCGGGTGAAGGCTTTCGGGGAAGAAACGGATGCTGTCAGAATCAAACCGAAGCTGCCCGGAGAGATCTGTGAAAAATGCGGAAAGGAAATCCGTGCCGGTTTCGGGCATTCTGCCACGGAAGTGGCCGGGCTTGCCCTTGAGAAATACGGGAAAAAACTATGCATAGAATGCGCGAAGGAGGAAAACAATAATGGCTAATTACGATCTTCACAACCTGGAGCTGGACGACAATCAATTTGATGTGGTTCCCGCAGGGACGTATCGTTTCCGTGTAATGGATGTGGAAGAAGGATTCTATACCGGAAAGTCTGACAAGATCCCGAACGGCACGCAGCAGCTGATTGTGCACTTCGACATCCCGTACACCACCGATGGCGGACAGTACAAAATCGCGTCCGTGAGAGCTACATACAATGTGTACGCAAAAGCACTTTTTGCCCTCCGGCAGTTTGCGGAAAGCATCGGCATGTGCAAGGAGAACGGCCGATTCTCTTTCGACATGGACGAAGCCAAAGGCAAGGACGGTATCTGCGAGATTGAGATCCGAACGAGCTCAAACGGAAACGATTTTCCGAGCGTCAAAAGCTGCTATCCGCCATCCAAGGCGCCGAAAACATGCGCGAACGAAAAGGAATGGCAGATTTACGAAAAGGGCCTTACGCCTGTTGAAATGGATGGCGATCCGTTTTGATGAATCTGAGGCCTTATCAGAGAGAAGCTGTTGACGCGATTATTGACCACTGGAACGAATGGCAGCGGGAACTGCTGGTGTTGCCAACGGGCTGCGGCAAGACGGTCGTATTCAATACCGTAGCCCACGGCCGCCCTGGCAACGTGCTGATCCTGGCTCACCGGGACGAACTGATCGAACAGGCGCGGGACAAATATTTCAGAATGTTCAGTGAAGCGACGGGAAAGATCAAGGGCACGGAGTCGTCGCTCGAACGCGTAACGGTCGGGTCTGTGCAGACAATGATGCGGCGGGATTATTCCGGTCAGTTCGGAACAGTGATTGTGGACGAGGCACACCACACAATATCCGACAGCTACATGACGGTACTTGGCCAGTTCCCCGAGGCAAAAGTTCTCGGGGTAACGGCCACGCCTGACCGCGGCGACAAGAAAAGCCTTGCCCGATTTTATCAAGGGATTGCCTACGAATATGGCCTGAAGCAGGCGATCGGCGAAGGTTATCTCTGTCCGATCACGGCCAGAACGGTGCCGCTTGAAATTGATATGAGCGCCGTCAAGGTCAGCTGCGGTGACTTCCAGGTGGATTCCGTTGCGGAGACACTGGAACCGTACCTGCCAAAGATCGCAGAAGCGGTGCAAACCTACGCTGCCGGACGCAAGACCGTCATATTCTGCCCGCTGATTTCCATCGCTCAGGAACTGGCCGGGATGATTCCAGGAGCCAGGGAAGTGAACGGAGGCAGCGCAGACAGAAAAGAGACGCTGGAATGGTTCGACAAAGCAGGCCCGGGCACGGTGTTGTGCAATGCCATGCTGCTGACGGAAGGATGGGATTGCCCCAGCGTGGACTGTGTGGTGGTGCTGAGGCCTACAAAGATCCGCAGCCTTTACGCGCAGATGATCGGACGCGGAACCCGGCTCAGTCCAGGGAAGGAGAATCTGCTGATCCTTGACTTCCTGTGGCTGTGCAAAAAGCACAATCTATGTAAACCCGCCAACTTGGTTGCTGACATCGAAGACGATGTAGAAAAGGTTACCAGAGAATCAGAACAGGAAGAAATCGATCTGCTTGACGCCGTATCGGATGCAGAGGAAGAGCGCAGATCCGCGCTGGCAGCAGAGCTTGCGAAACAACAAAAGAAGAAGAGCAAGCTTCTGAATCCGCTGGATGTATTCACATTCCTAGACGATACGCTCCTGGATTATGAACCGATTTTTGCCTGGGAACAGGCGGATGCCACCGAGCCCCAGATCCGCGCCCTTGAAAAATTCGGGATTGACGCGGAGGGCGTGACAAAGGGATTTGCCTGCAAGATGCTCGACAACCTGATCACGAGATCAGAACGCGGCATGGCTACCGTGAGACAAATCAGTGCCCTTAGAAAGTTCGGATACGAACCGATTGACTGGACCTTTGAGCAGGCAAGCAAAAAAATGAGCCAGCTGGCCGCGGTCGGGTGGAAGAGGTGGCGATTAAGTGACTGACTACGCAAATCTGCTTTCCTATATCAACCCGGACTGCTCATACGACGAATGGATAAAAATCGGCATGGCACTGAAAACAGAAGGAGCGCCATTTTCCGTCTGGGACGATTGGAGCAGCCGTGGAAGCAAGTATAACGCGGGTGAAATGCAATCAAAGTGGGACGGGTTCCGTCGGGACGATGTTACCGGCGGAACCCTTTACCACATCGCGTGCCAGTACGGCTTTACTCCATCCGGAGAAGATCCAATGGCTGGACACTATGATCTGCACAACCTGCTGCTGGAGGAGGTCCATCTTGATCCTGTGTACGGAAGTGTGCAAAAGGTCCCGGACGTGCCGATAAATTATGACGGTCGCGGTGAAATGCTCGAATACCTGACCACGCTGTTTCAGGAAGATGAATATGTCGGGTTTTGCACAAAGGCGACATATGATCAGAAGAAAGAGAAATGGCACCCGGCCGGAACTGTTTACGGCCGAACCGCAGGACAGATCATCGCGGATCTGAAGGCAGGCCGAACGGGATTCGGAAAACCAAATGACGCAGCCGGTATCTGGATCCGATTTAACCCACTGGACGGCCAGGGCGAAAACGACACGAACGTCACACGATGGAAACACTGCCTGCTGGAATCGGACGATATTCCACTTGAGCAACAGTGGAGCCTGATCCAGTCAATGCACCTGCCGTGCACGTTCGTTATTCACTCAGGCGGAAAGAGCCTGCACGCCATCGTCAGGATCGATGCGGAGAACGCCCAGCAGTACAGGCAGCGTGTCAACGACCTGTACGAGTACGCGGAAAAGGCCGGGTTCAAACCGGATCCGCAGGACAAAAATGCGAGCCGGTTCAGCCGCGTGCCTGGTGCGAAACGTGGGAACGGATACCAATACATTGTTGCGCGAAACATCGGCGAAAAGTCGTATCAGGAGTGGATGAACTGGCGGCAGGAACAGGCGGACGACCTTCCGGAAAGTGTATTGCTCTCCGATGTATGGAGCGATCCGCCGCCGCTGAAAGACGAACTGATTCCCGGCATCCTCCGAACGGGCCACAAGATGCTGATCGCCGGACCGAGCAAGGCCGGGAAAAGCTTCCTGCTGATGAACCTGGCCATATCGCTTGCTGAGGGTGTTGAGTGGCTGGGCATGCGATGCAGGCAAGGGAAAGTCTGCTACGTCAATCTTGAATTGGACAGCGCATCCTGCTATCACCGGTTCATCGACATTTACCACGAACGAGGGATAAATCCGGAACACGCGGACAACATCGACATCTGGAACCTGCGCGGGAGATCCGTGCCCATGGACCGGCTGGCGCCGATCCTGATCCACAGACTCAGGGAAAGAGAATTTGAGGCGATCATTGTAGATCCGATCTACAAGGTAATTACCGGCGACGAAAACAACGCAACGGAAATGAGCAAGTTCTGCTCGTACTTCGATCGCGTATCCACGGAACTTGGCACAGCTATGATCTACTGCCACCATCACAGTAAAGGCGCAATTGATAAATACAATAACGCAATGGACCGGTCGAGCGGATCCGGGGTATTTGCAAGGGACCCGGACGCGATCCTGGATATGACTGAAGTCAAGACGGATGGATGCGAAGCAAATTATCGGAAACTGAACGGAATACCGGATGAAGCTGTACTAACCGGATGGGAGTTCTCCGCGACGCTGCGGGAGTTCCCGCCGATGCCTCGCTTCCGAGCATGGTTCCGGCATCCGATCCATGAGTTGGACACAAACGGCGACCTGAAATCGGCGGCGAAGAATCGCGGGTCCGGAAAAGGCGTCGGGAAGGATCAGACAGCAAAAAGCGATCTGTATCAGAGCGTTTCCGATACACTGGACGCCAGGAAGAGCATCAGCGGCGACACGGCGATCACGCTGGAAGAAGCGGGCGGGAGAAAAGGCAATTTCGGATCTGGAACAGATTTTGAGTGCGCCACGATTAACGGAGTCCAATATGTTCACTACAGAGAGGATGATGAAATCTTTCTGAAGGGGAAGCGCTACTATCGAAAGCCTCATGGGAACGCCTCCGGATGGGTGCTGGATGACGAGTAATTCCCAAAACCCAAAACCCGAAATTATATATGTAAAACATTTCGGGTTTTGGGAAAAAAATACCCATATCGGGACCGATCCCTCTATACCCGGTTCCCAAGGTCACCGGGTTATAGGGGAACGGCTCCGATACAAAATGGCGCGAAAGGAGAACGAGATGGATCAACACAATGAAAGCTGGCACCAGCGGCAACTGATTCAGTGGGTCAAAAAGTTTCCATGGGGACAGTTTCTGTTTCATATCCCAAACGAGACAACAGGCGGACAGGGATGGATCGTCCGAAACAGTCAGATGGGATGCCGGAGCGGCGTTCCTGATCTGATGCTGCCGATTCCAATGCATGGTTATCATGGAATCTTTATTGAGATGAAACGGCCATGCGGACGAACCAATGAAGCTCAGAATAAGTGGATTTCTGCATTAAATGAACTTGGGTATCTCGCAATTGTGTGTAAAGGATGGGAGGAAGCAAGGGATGCTTTACAAGGATACATGGATGCGGCAGATCCCTGAAAACAAACTGGCAGCGTATAAGTCCCTGATCGATGAAGGACAGATCAAACCGCACAATGTGATCGTCTACCGAAGCACCGGGGTAACGACCGTCGAGTATTACGCAGAAGCACCACAGGAATGGATTCACGAAGAGCTCCACAAAAGATCGGAGGCGTAACAATGAGCGATTGCCCCTGCAGAGACTGTCATGACCGCACGGTGACGTGTCATGGGTTCTGCACAAAGTATCAGACATGGAGAACGGCATACGAAGAGACGCTGGAACAGCGAAGAAGCGAAAAGGACACATACACAGAGCTGGACCGGAAGTCCCGCCGGAACTGGTGGCGGAAGATCAAGCTTGGACGAAACAAGCCATGAGGAAGGTGATCAGATGAACGAGATCAAACTGCCGGTGGTCGAGCTGCTGGCGGGACTGGCGGAGGAAGCGGCGGAGCTGGCCCAGGCTGCGCTGAAACTTCGCCGGGTGTACGACGGCACGAACCCGACACCGAAACTGGAGTCGGTGGCCATTGACGATCTGTATGAGGAGATCGCAGACACGCTGCTGTACGTGGATCAGCTGAAGCTGAACCTGGACGAGATCGAGAGAGTCAAGGCGGAGAAGCTGAGGCGCTGGCGGCGGAGGCTGTCAGAAGTCTGATGGATGGCTGCAGGCCTCCGGGCAGTGCGATACCGAAAGGAGCAGCTCCCCGCTGAACGTCGCGCTGCAGGAAACTGCTGCCGGCGGCCTGATGTCATATTGAAGTCCTTACCCTGAACACACAACAAAATATGCAGGAACTCAAGCGCACATAGACTCCTGTTCAGGGTTCGGCGGGTCGGGTGGTGGGAATTTCAAAATGAGCAAGATAGAAACGCAGCTGTACTGTGTCTGGCGAAACTTGCCGGATGACGATCAGATCGTGGCGGCCTATGCGACGTCCAGCGAATGCGCCAAAGCGATGGGGATCAAGCGGAATACCTTCAATCAGATCCGCTGCAGGGGCGCGAATGGGACGCGGCGCTGGACGATCATTCCGGCGGAGGACATGGACAGCGAAGAGAGGATCCGGAGGGCAACGAAATGAAGACGAATGACTGGAAAGTGCCTGTGCAGTCACTGATCGATCACATCAAAACGGCAGTTGATGTTGACCCGTGGGCGAAAAAGATGGCAGAAGAACTGCTGAAAGAGCAGGAAGCGGTTGAACCATACATGGATTATGACGGTCACGATGTATGGAGGTGTGGGAATTGTGGAGCAACGATATTCCATATTGAGCATAGTCATGCAGACGAAGACTGGAAGAATTATGCAAAGTTTTGCAGACATTGCGGGAGGCCTGTGAAATGGGAATGACACCTGAGGAGGCTTATCGTGCCGGGTATCAAGCCGGGATGCTATCGATGACTGAGATTATCCGATGCGAGGACTGCTGCTTTGGAGAACCTACAATCAACGGAGCCGGGGAGCGTTGCATACAATGTACCAATTCCAATCTTGGAATGATGGGGGAATGTCACCCATTAAACTGGTTCTGCGCTGACGGTGAATGCGGGAAGGACGGTGAAGTGGAATGA